TGAACGCCAACTGTACGCCAAAGAAGCTGGGGTTGATAAGCTTGAACCTTGGACGAATCTTAGTTGGATTGATAAGTACGCCAAAGCCTACGGTATATTGCCCAGGCTTGTGTTAAGTGAAAAGATGGGGGATGTGATGCCTTTTTTGGCGTTATGGAACCAGCAGAACGAATACCAAGAAAGGTATATTGAAGTTGAAAAAGCAATGAGGCCGAAATGATAGTAGACACAATCAAGAGCGTAGTATCTGACTTAGATCAGGATGTTGAGTTTGTTTACGCGAACCTGTACGAATCAAACTTTGACCTGGATAACCTAGCGAGCGAAACCGGATGGTACTTTGTTTACATCCCTCCTTTTGAGAACATAGACGCTATCGGTAACCAAAGAGAATACCATACTTCATTTAATCTACAGGCTTTTATTGTCAAGAAACTAGACGGACAAACCACAGACTACAGATCCGAAGATGTCCAGCCAATCGTTGACGAAGCCCGCGAAATAGGCCGTAATTTCATCCACAAGCTAGGATACGAATCAGTGATAGATTATAACCCTACATACGCTAACGGGATCACAGAGGCTAGATATACGGCTGAATACAGTTGGAATGACATCCACCTATTTGGTGTTTCAATTCAGGCAAACGTACCTATCTACGAAGGCAAGACAGGATGCTGACCACACGCGAGGCCATACAGAAGCTTTTAGATAATATCCGATCTGGAATAATTGAAGATCAGGAGACTAAAGGATTACGAGCATCAGGCCAGTCTGCAAAGTCATTAAAAGCCAAAACAAAAGAAGTAAGCGGAAACATAACCGGAACATTGACAGGATCTGGTTATTTCACTTTTCAGGAACTGGGCCGCGCACCTGGCGGTATGCCTCCAGTTGAAAGAATCCTGCAATGGATAAAGCAAAAGGGTATTAAGCCGGTTGACATAACAGAAAAGTCTTTAGCCTGGGCTATTGCAAAGAAGATTCAAAAGACCGGATCCAAGGCTTTTAAAAACGAATCGCCAAGACTAGCGGTAAATCAGATAATCGAGACAGAGTTAGAATCAAGCCGTGACGAGATCAGAAAGGCCATGTTTGACCAGTTCAAGACCGACACAACCAAGATCATAAAAACATCATTTCAATGAGTTTAGTAGTAACACAAAGGCCAGGTATAACAAGTCCAGGTTTCAGGTACCTTGACTATCTTATCGTTGGCGTCCTTTAGCTTAATCAATCGACATCCATGTTTCCCGTGAAACAATAAATGCCAGCTTTGCCAGTCCGGTAATTAACGAGATTGGCAGCCAAATGGGGATGGTTAGGATAAGTGCAATGATTTGTGATTTGGTTAGTTTCATATAGGTTTGTTTATAGTACTCTCGTGATTTGGATTCCTCTTTTACCTTTCCGGTGGTTCGCTAAAGCCAAGGCACAAACTATATCATCGTGCATTCCGTCAGGTGCTGAATACTTTACCCCTGATTTTGAATAGACAAACTCGAAAGATTCAAGTTCATCAACCATTTCCGGAAGCACGTAAATTTCACCTTTTTGTATTGAATTTGCAAGCCCCTCCATGATTTGTTGTTTCGATGTGGAGGTGAAGACAAACCCCTCAGCTCTTGAACATGATCGGGTTATCTCCTCAACTATTGGGTTACCTACTCCGGTGCTGTCAATGTAGGCAGGCTTGTGCTTAATCAAATCTATGATCCGTCTGGTTGTGGGCCTCCTCTTGGCATATTTTAGAATTGTTCAATTAAACTAAATCTTTAGTTACAAAGATATTACTTTTTAGCTACAAAAGCGATAAGCAGGGCTGTTACCGTGATCCACTTCTGTTCGGCTGGGCTTACGGCTGGTTTGTATCTTACCCCTTGTTTGGTTCCGTCTTTGTAGACATAACCCTTTGGAGAGCATGAAAGCATAGCCAATAAAAAAAGGCAGCAAGCGCCTCTCGCTACCTTTCCTAAACCTAAACTATTACCTCTTTCCGACATAAATGTATTCATAATCCTAATAACTTCAAAATAAATATAACCACAATTAACACAATCGCGGCTAGTCCTGTAGCTAAGCGGTCTTTATCCCTTTGGCTCATCTTACCTTAAATCCTTTTAATTCCATCATTGCCATCCATTCCTCAGGCTTTGCTTTACACGGGTGTTGGTTTCTCGGGAAGTGATAGTCTTCTGCGTCTGTGTTAGGCATGTCTTTGGATCGGTGTACTTTCTTATAAACTCTACCCATAAAGTAAATTAGCTACTAATGATCTTTCTTTGTTCAGTTTCCGGTAATGCGCCAAAAGTTCCTGAAGTTCAGGCGTGGTCCATTTCTTAGTCTCTCTCCCTACTTTTCGCAGCATTTCAGCAGTTCCAGGTCCGTACTTTAAATCAAGGCGAAGGTGGTAAATTTCTTCATTACCATCAAGAACTATGTTACAATTATTGCAAGCGAGGTGAACATTTTTAGGATGCCACTTTAGGCCACTATTGACTCTGCGTACAAAGTGTGAGCAGTTTAGTTCTTCTAATTTAAAGTCTTGATGGCATGTAAAACACTTGCAATAGTGAGAACCACGGCTATCCCTTTGGCGAATAAACCGTACGAACTCGTATTCTATTGCGTTTTTTAGTGTTGAGTTGCTCATATTTTCAATTTAACCCCTTGCCCCACTCGGAGCCACCACCGGAAACCTTTCACCACAAAATGTAAACCGGTCGGGGGGATGGTGCTTATCGTTTACCCCACTCTTCAAAGCTAAGGAAATTTCTATTTAATCCAATCGTAGTTATTACCAAAACTTACTTGTTTGTAGTCATTCAGCTTGCTTTCAAATCCCCCAACAAAGTCAAAGCCGGTGCGGTCAACCCTGTACTTAAACCTTAGAGGACTATTGTATGGCGTTGGCTCCCCTCCAAATTCCTGATTTCTTACCTTTCTAACGTGGATCTCGGTTATAAACTTCTCACCGTCCAACATTGAACTTATCTGTCTGTGAAGTACAATAGTGTTATCTGCCTTGTTTGGGAACTTACCGCCTCCCTCAACATCGCTATCCATCGGGGCTGGTCGGTGTCCGTTATTATCCGGCTTAACCCTTTGTGCTTCGGTTACCGTGTGGCAGTTAAGGTAAATGCTTTTATCGGTATTCATCGCAAAAATACGCATTTCCTCTGCTGCCTGATAGTGATAGTCATGGGTGTTTAGCTTAAAAGAGTTTTCAATCTTTAGGGAATTGTAAGGGTCAATAAAGAAGAAGTCAAACTCAAATCCGGCATCCAAAAGGTAAGTGGCCTGGTTAAGCATGTCCCTGTAGCTAAAGTGCCTTTCGTGTTTGATGTACTTTATGTTCGATCGAAACCTTTCCAAGTCTTCAACCGATATGTTAATAAGTCCGGTGCAAAACCTTATTATCTGCTTGTGGATTGAACTTATCCTGTTTTCAGCCGAATATATTAAAATGCGCTTACCTTGCTTAATCAAAAACGAAAGCATCCAAAGTATAGCCGTAGTCTTTCCTACGTTTGTGTGCCCAATTATACAGGTTAGTTCGCCCATCTTGGCGGGGCAATACGCGTCTATCTCGTTCCCGTACTTAACCACATCCATTGAATAGCCATTCAAAACCTCCTTTTCGTAGTGTTTTGGGTCGGCTATAAAGTGAATGCCAGGGTCAGCCGGAGCGTTAAGAATTTCCCTTAATTCGTTTGCGGACTTCATTTGCAGTGTTTTGGATTAGTTCGTCTATTTGAAGATTTAAAAACTCTATTGTTTCTGATTGAAATTCTAGTGTGTTGGCTTTCATGGATACCTCCACTAATTCCAGATCCGATAGTATTTCCTGAAAAGTACCGCGCCATGATTGCAGGGCGTTTAATGTGCTTTCGTTAGTAACCGCTACTTTGATACAGAAATCCCGTAAAGTATCGTTACGCTCAATCTCTGCGCGGTCTGCCGGCCTTGCTGGTGAACGGTACTTAGCTATCCGTTCAATCGTCTTTTGGTTCTGCTTTACTGATCTTTCTATCTGACTGGC